CTGTATTCTTAAGTTGATAGAACTGTTCGGTCTTGTCATTTCCTAGAACTGCGGCGGTGTGCTGTTCTGTGTAGTAGACATAAAACATCTGTGTCCACCAGTTATAAATTCCACCTGATAAGTCTTCAATAAAGTCTGTAACTCCACCACCGATACGGGAAGCGTCTAGCTGGGTAACGAGTATCTTGCCTCGTGCGGTATCTTCGTTATCTACACCTTGAGGAGTTGAGCCTGATATACCAAATATATTTCTAAGCTCTGAACGTTGGTTATCCCTATCGTTAAATACGTCTGCGGGTAGTCCAGGAGCTTCCATCCAAGTTGCCCCTTTGCCTGCCTCGCCTGTCGGTTGCCATAGCCCATTCCCTCGGCTCATCTGTTCGGTAGCTTCGGTTGCTTGCTCTTTAGTGTAGTAATCACCCGATACCACAACGCCGTTATTGTGTAAGGAAACATTCTTATCTATCTGCTTATTTCGTTTATTTAAAAGGTCTTGGTTCGGTAGGTTCTGTTCAATCAGTCCTGTATCATCGTGCGGGTGTTCGCTTGTGCTTATAATGGAAAGGAATAGGAAAGGTATCTTCGGAAATTGAAAGTGATTAACTCCCTGTACGTTGGTTTCGGTTACCTCCTGAGTTTCAGGGTCTGTAGCTTTCTCTACTCCGTCATAGTTCCAATGAGGGTTGCGATACTTACCTAGAACAATTGAGTCAAAAGTAAAGTAAAGGTTTGAACTTTGTCCCTGTGTCCACCATTGCTTATAAGTTATCTTGGTAGCTAGATTTTTCTTCCCTACCTTAGCCCTTATCTCGTTGGCTTTCTTAGGGAACATACTTATTAAATCTCTAGCTGTATCACTTTTCCTTATTCCAAGTATTGAGCCTGTGTATTCACAATTCTCATCTATATGAGCTTCAGGGTCTAAAATCAAATCTTTAACTCTGACAGGTTCGGTCTTAATGTCGTTCTTTCTTACATCCCAACTGACCTGCACCGCTCCTAAGAAATCTAGTATCCAAAATCTTGTAGTCTTTTTTAAAATCTTCCTTAGCTTCTGCTTCTTAGCCTGAAAAGCCAGGAAATTCTTTACACTATCCGCTACGGCATTGCCATTGTCGCTATTATCGCCTGTAACGAGAGGTTCTGGGTCATTCCTAGTAGCAATGGGTAAAAAGGTTTCTACGGCCTCAAACAGCACATTATCCATCATAGGACGATTGCCTTGAGTGATAGCCATATAACCAAACTGCTTGCCTCGCCAGTAGTTGTCGTTCTCTTTCTGTCTTTTGCTTATGTCTTGTTCGTATTGGTAATATTCGTCTTCAACGGTCTTAGTAGCCGCCAGAATTTCTTCATCTGACATATCCAGCTCAAACTCCGGCATTAGTTCACCAATGTCGTCTTCGTGGTCTTCCTGGACTTGTTTGTCTTTATTTGTGGGACTAAACAATCCGAGGAAACCTCTTACATTCTCAATATAGTTATTTTGCGGGATATATTTAAAGTTAATAAAAAATACCTGAACCACGCTCAAAAAGCATTAGTTCAGGCCTTGTTGTTATACAACTTACCAACTTATTTAGTTAAATCTAGTATAGCATTTAAAAACTATTCGGTCAAATCTTCACTCCAAACCCTATTACAATCTGTTGCATGGGCATATCTATCCTTACTGGTTTAGCGTCTTTAATCGTTAAAGTAAACGAACCATACTGCATTTTATTAGCGTACCCTATAACCTCTTGCCAGTTCTTATGCCAGTGTGAAAGCTCCTGTTTATACTGACAGAATTGTTTATAATCCTCAATCTCTTGGTCGTTAGTTAATTCTAGTTTAGACATTGCGCCAATCTACCTGAATTGGTTTATGAGCTTTAATTACTTGGAAACCTTTATCTGTCTGTAAACCGCCTTGAGTAAACATCGTTTGAGGTTGTAAGAAGCCTCCCATTTCCCCATCACCGAATCTACTCATTCCCGTAGCCCAATAGTTAGTTGCGTGTGCCCAATGGTCGTCGCCGTTTCTTGCCCAAACATATTTAATTCGTCCGTGTGAATCTTCGTCCTTGACCTTAGTTAGGTTATTCCAATGTAGCCAATAGTCATACCAATCTTCTTTAGTCCCTTGTAACGGAATGCGTTGTTCTTCAAAGTATTGTACGAGTAGAGTCAAAGAGCGATTTCTATCCGTGATACAGGAATGGTCGTCGTCGTTCCATCGGTACAGACTATCAGTTTTGCGGTCTTCCCCGTAACTGCAAAGCCAAACTCTACCTTTCCATTTTTCTTTAAACTTGCGAGAACCAATAATATCTCCGCCTTGGTCAATAACAAATACTGATTTTGGCCATCTTTGAGCAATGGAATCAAGTTCGTCGTAATCTTCTGCCGCGCCATAAAAGGGTAATCCTTTATTACCGCCCATTACATAATGAAGTTGAAGCCCTGTATCTACGCCAACAACAATTCGTTCGTTCCTATCGGGGTACAAGAAGTTTGGAGTTAGGTTACGATATAAGGCTTCTTTAGTTAACTTGGTTCCACTTCCAGCATAGGGTAATCCAAGAACTTTATTATAAAAGTATTCTTCCGATTTGGTTCTTTTATAGTTACAAATATCTCTTGCGGATACCCAGGGACAAATAAGGAGTGGAATCCAGAATCCAACAATAGGTTTTCCCGAAACCTCAGCAATCCATTCTCCATTCCGCCTATTGTTATCGTAGATTTCTCCACCGCACTTTTTGCATTTAAAGATTTCTTTTTCATTGTCTATTGAGCTTAATTCTAAGAATTGTCTTTCGTTACAATGAGAGCATTTAATTAACCAGTGTCTTCTATCTGAACGTTGCCACTGAATGTCCACACCGGTTTCGGGTACAGAAGGATGAGAGAACCATCGCTCCCATTTAAGCTTTGAGTGCTGTAATCTCGTACTGTATTGTTCAATGACTTTTTGGTCGCTTGCATCAACTTCGTCATAATAGTTAATATCCGAGGAAACCATCATCGCCGCTTTCTGTGTGAACGTTCCTCTGTAGTGAATTAAATTACCACCGATTTGCTTCTGTTCAATTGTATCCTTGTCCTTAGTGTAACTTTGTAAAATAGGATTCTGTGCTATTAAACGATTAACCTTATCTCCTACGAACTGATTGCGGTCATCTGCTGTTGGAAGAGTATAGATTTGGTCTACACCTAAATGCTTGCCAACCCAAAAGGATGCAAGCGTGGCTGTGGTGGTAAAAGTAATTTGCGCTCCTTTGATTGCACATATCAAGGGTTCAGTAGCCATTGCATTAATAATCGGCAACATAAACCTGTGGTCTTCATACTCAAGTGGCAGACCCTTCTCCGTTTTCATCCCGTATTTCTTCAACCACAACGCTGGGTATTTCTCCATTGCCGCCGATACCATTTCCTTTGTGTACTTCATTGGTCATTTCGTTATTAAGCCGTTTAGCTATTTCGTCTATGGCATTATCGTCTAGTACTGAAACATTTACATTGATTGATTTGTCAGGAGCATAACCACCTTTAACCTTGAAAACCATATCTGCCGCTTTTAATCGGTTATTATCTTCTGCTTCAGGATTAAGCATTATCTCACTCACTACTGATTTGGCATTATCCTCTGTAAAACCTAAAGTTATCAATTCCTCTTGGACACCTTTTGCCGCAATAATTTCACCTGGTATCGCTTCTGCTGTATTTTTACTATATCCAATGTTTTCCAATATTTGTCCTATACCCTTAGGCTTTTCCGCTACTGCGTTTTCTACTATTGCTTTTGCGAGTTTTTTTTGTCGTTGGGTAGCCATTTCATCCAATCCAAAGTTGTTTAAAATATCTATATAAAATTACTAATCTATTTGAAGTTTGTTTATATCGCTCATTATTTCTTTCTTCATCTTTCCAATAAGATACAACACTTAACCATCTTGACTTTGGATAATTAGTTAAAGCATTTTTAAATCTTAAAAATCTATAATTCATAATCCTAATCTTATAAATTCATGTTTCTTTTGCTTAATCTGCATTTTTTCAGGATGATATTTGTAATAAAGGTTGTCGAATGGCTGGAGAATATCTCTCTTGTGCATTTTTAAATAATCACCATAAGTCCTTCTGTCCCTGTCAGTTCTGAAATACCAACGTTTCTTACATTCTCGACAGACTTCCATACTAGCTTTTGGCGTTTGAAATATTATCTCAAAATCGTGTAAATGAGGCATAAAATAAATCCTACAATCAAAAAAAATCCAATTCGTTGTAATTCAATCTTAATACTATCTGGCTCATTATATATTCCTGTTAATCTCGGAGTATTGCGCATATAGCGTCATTACTTGCATCTACAAAGTTATATTCTTTGCCCCCGTCTGTAATTATATCAATAGCCCAGGCTTTAACATATAACAAATCACCAACTTTAATTCCTTCAACCTCTTTACTTATCGCTAAGACTTTAGCTTTTTCAATCTTAATATCAGTCTGTAGAGTTCCTTTTAAACTAAGCATTTCAACTTGTATCTTGCCTTTATATGGGATTATTTTAGTCATCGGTTTGTAATGTTGGTTTGTTAAAATCAGTTTTAACTTTTATTGGTTCTTCCTTGGCTTGATGGGCTTTAAACCTTTCAGTTTCACTTTGTAAATTCCGTCCTAATACCTGTAGCCCTATCGTATCGTTCACGTTCTTAACAAACTCTTCTGGTTTTACTTTAAGTGTAAGCATTAAGCCTCTAATCTCACTTAGACAGCCGATATTTATCATCTGCACCATTTGTTCTAAGTTGGCTAATCGTGCTTCAGTCTTGGTTAGCTTGGGTTGTTTGTGGCTCATTTTAAACCCCTTTCTTGTTTGATATAATCCTCAAGTTTGAACGTAATTGCCACGGCAGTTGTCACTAAAGTTGCTCCCGCACTTACTGCGTTTTGAATAGCACACTTTTGAACTTTAGTTGGGTCAATGATACCAGCTTTTAATAGGTCTACAAATTTATCATTTTTAGCGTCCCAACCTAATTTTAAACCTTTTTGATTTAAAGTGCCAATAATCTCAGCTTCCTCTTTACCTGCGTTTCTTATAATCTGTCTTAAAGGTTCTTGCAAAGCTTTAGCCAATATCTTTGCCCCCTCTGTATCAGGCAATAATTTACTGATTTTGTAAAGTGTCATTCCTGCACCTGGCACAATACCCTCGGCTATAGCCGCTTTAACTGCTTGAACGGCATCATCAATCTTTAGCTTCTGATATTTCATATCTGACTCAACAGGCGCACCAACTCTGATAACGGCTAATTTACCGTTTAGTTTGTTTATCCTGTCTTGGTATCTTTCTTTCTCAACAAGATTCTTAGTTCCTTCAATCAATCCCCAAATCCTCATTATCTGTTCTTTAGGGTCTTGAGTACCTACAATCACGCTCTTTTTGTCATTGGTTACGATTTTTTTAACCTTTCCCAGTTGTTCTACTTCTAAATCTTCAAACTTCAAACCTGATTCTTCGGAAACGTAAACTGCTCCAGTAAGACCCGCAATATCTTCAAGTTCAGTCTTAGAGCATTTAATGGGAAGTGTATGAAATAGTCCAGCGGCTTTATTATATCCTAACGCCCCCACCACCGCAGGATCTATGTCCTCACAGCAAATTACTAACTGCTTGCTTCCTGCTTTTGATACTTTATCAGCCAGCCCCACAAGTTCAGTAATCGCTGATATTTTCTTACAAACTAAAATCGGAACGTTTTTATAAATAGCTTCCATTCGCTCGCCGTTGGTAGCAAAAAGAGGAGCAACATACCCCTTAGGGACTTCAAAACCTTTAATAATCTCAAAGGTAGTTTCCGATAATTGGGACTCTTCAACTAAAACTAATCCTGTGTTGCCAATTTTATTTATAATATCCGCTATCATTTTACCCGACTTATCGGACTCAACTGACACAATGGCTATATTTTCAATATCCTTTTTGCCCTTAACTTCTTTGGAATAGGTTTTTAAAAGTTTTACCGCTTCTTCGCCTGCTTCTAAAAGCTCACTTCTAAGCTCCATCGCATTTTTAGAGGATTTAAAACCTTCCTCTACCAATTTTTGTAAAAGAATACAAGTAGTTGTTGTCCCGTCCCCGGCTGAATCATTAGTGGCGGCAGAAGCTTGCTTAGCGATATGCGCACCCATATTCTCAAATTTATCTTGTAAAGTAAGAGAGTTGACTATGGTTACACCGTCATTAGTGATAAAAGGTCCCCATTCTTTATCAATCATTACATTTAACCCTTTAGGTCCAAGAGTTATTTTTGCCGCATTACATACAGTATCTAATCCTTGTTTAAGTTTTCTCCTCGCTTCTTCTCCAAATATTGGAATTTGGTAGAAAGGCGATGGCTGAAGCATATTATTAGGCATTAGATAG